GGTATCAAAAGCTGTAGGCAATAAAAAACCCCGCCGAAGCGGGGCTAGTCTTTCAGTCCTGACTGCGTCCTGAACACTCCATTATTTTGAGGAGCAATTGGCGCTGGTCTTCCAGATATACAGCGTCAGACCACTTATCATCTGTCCAGAATCGTGGGCGAATCCCATGCACATCCTTGTACATATCCCACACTTCACCCTGCAGTTTTTGTAGCTCATTCATGATGCTTCCCCTTCCAAAAGAAATTCACGGATATGGTAATCGTCCTCAGTGCCGCCCCATCTATAGTCGGTGGTAGCACGAACAACACCAGCTTTTGCGCTTTCTTTAGTTGCATGTATTGATACGAAATCCGGCGGGCACTCGCCGAGGAATACTACCCAAACAGTCTTATACATGATGCTGCCCTTTCTAAAGCGGGGCGGCTTGTGCCGCCCCTGTTGATTACCCGAACATCATGACCAGTGCGAGACCAATCATGCTGCCGATGAACGCGCCTGCTATCACAAAGTAGGCGGCTTCTAACATGATCTTATCCATCACTGATCCTCCCGCTCGATCCACTCCGCCCCGATGACGCTAGGGAACCACTCGCATACCCAGCCTTCTTCGGTCATCGCCTTGCACAACACACGGCCGGTGCTGGCTGGCTTGTGTGGCTTGACTATGCTCATCACATAGTGCGGAACGTTACGAACGTGTACTACATCGCCGGTCTTGACTTCGACGTCACCCGACTCGCTATAAACTAATCGCATGATTAGCCCTTTCACAGAGAGTTAATGAATAGGCCGGTAGTTATCCGACATGAGTTAATTCTACTACATCTAGGGGATATGTCAAGTAAATCCAGCCCCAGCCCCCCTAGCCCCCACCCCCCCTTTTTGCGCTTTGGTACCATCCGCCTTCTATACACTTGGATTTGCACAAACGACCCCACCAAATCCCAAACTCCAGACCACATGTTCATTCACTAAACATACCCCTCCCCCATGACACTTTTACCCGACGCCAAACAAACTTATCCTGCAAAACACCCCCCCTTGTCTTTTTATAGAGTCCCGTTTCCTTTATAGTTATGTTATATTCCGCAAATCATCACTCAGGCCACAGAAAGCCCTATGAATGTGATTGTCCCGAATGTCGAGGAAGACATTCCTCTGCCAGCTTCAGCCTTTGAAGCGATGCCCCCTCTTTCGCCCCACGAAGAGTTAGAGATGCGGGCGCGTACTATTAAGTTAGTAGCAGACCTAAACAACACCCCCATCGAGCCGACTGCAGAGCATATAGATACTGCCCGTGAGGTCGCCAAGCAGATGATGCAGAACCCTGCCCACAGGCCAGAGTTTGCGAAGTATCCGAACGAAGTGATGGCTTACTTGGCAGGCATGGTCGCGCAGAGCAACTGCATGATCGTGGAAGAGCTGTCTGATCTGAAACTGTATGTCGTGAACAAGCTGGTGTCCGAGGTGGAGAATGCCAAGGACGCCAAGGCACGGATTGCCGCCTTGTCCAAGCTGGGCGAGATTGATGGGGTCGATGCCTTCAAGAAACGCTCCGAAGTCACGGTCAAAATACAGAGTCTTGAGGAAGTCGAGCGTGAACTGCTGGAAACCCTGAACTCCCTAGAGGATCAGGTCATCGATGTTGAGGTAAGGGAGGCGTCCAGTGGCCTTGGAGACGCTTAAACTCTCTGCAGCGGAGCTAAATAAGCTTCGTGCGGCGCTGCCGACCATGCCGGAGAGGCAGAAACGGCGTACGGCGGAGCTATTAAAGAAGTACAAGGAAGAAGTAACCCGTGAAATCAGCAAGGATTCGTTCCTAGACTTCGTAAAACACGTCTATCCGGGCTACAAAGTGGGTCCGCACCACTATAAATTAGCGAAAATTTTCGAAGAAATCGCCGCTGGCAAGAAAAAACGCGTGATTGTGAACATCGCACCGCGCCACGGCAAGTCAGAACTCATCTCTTACCTCGCTCCCGCATGGTTTTTGGGTAAATACCCCCAGAAAAAGGTCATCATGGCCTCCCACACGGCGGATTTGGCCGTTCAGTTCGGTCGTAGGGTGCGAAATCTCGTCGGATCGGAGAGCTACCATGACATTTTTCCGCAGATTGAGCTTCAGGCGGACTCAAAGAGCGCGTCTCGCTGGGGCACGAACTTTCAGGGGGAGTATTTCGCCATTGGTGTTGGGGGCGCTTTGGCTGGTCGCGGTGCTGATCTATTTATCATTGACGATCCTCATTCTGAGCAAGAAGCCAAGCTCGGAAGACCTGAAGTGTTTCTACCAGCATGGGAATGGTTTCAGAGCGGGCCTATCCAGCGTCTCATGCCGGGCGGCGCGATTATTGTAGTGATGACCAGATGGAGCAAACTTGATCTTACTGGACAGATTATCACGCAGATGGAGCGCAATGACGACGTGGATCGCTGGGAGGTGGTTGAGTTCCCGGCCATTGACGAGAACGACGAGCCTCTCTGGCCAGAGTTCTGGCCGATTGAGGAGCTGCTGGCGAAAAAGGCATCACTGGATATTCGATACTGGAATGCTCAGTACATGCAGCAGCCGACGTCAGAGGAAGGTGCGCTAATTAAACGAGAGTGGTGGCAGATGTGGGAGAAGGACAACCCACCACAGTGCGAGTTCATCATCATGTCGCTCGATGCGGCACAGGAAGCCAACAATCGATCCGACTTCAACGCCCTAACAACGTGGGGCGTGTTCTACAACGAGGAAGTAAACAACTACAACATCATCCTGCTCAACTCTATTAAGAGGCGTCTGGAGTACCCAGATTTGAAGGCGCTAGTGCTTGAGGAGTATAAGGAGTGGCAACCGGACTCGTTCATCGTCGAGAAGAAGTCCAGTGGTTCGGTGTTGTATCAAGAGATGCGTCGTATGGGTGTGCCAGTACAAGAGTTCACACCGGGCAAGGGGCAAGACAAAGTTTCCCGTGTCAACGCAGTATCTTCACTGTTTCATGGTGGTGTCGTGTGGGCACCGCAGCGACGCTGGGCGATGGAGGTCATCGAGGAGTGTAATGACTTTCCGTCCGGTATCAACGACGACTTGGTTGACTCGACTACGCTGGCTCTGCTTCGCTTCCGGCAAGGTGGGTTCATAAGACTGGACAACGACGAGCCTGAAGATATTCAGCTTTTCAAGTCTAAGAGACATAAAGGATATTACTGATGGACTACGACACTATATTGAATACGGTTGGTGAAGAGCCAGAACATATGTACAAAACGGAGCGGGGTTCAACATACGCTCACTACAAAGACAACACTACTGTTCGTAATAGAAGCGGGGCGGCACATAAAGACAAATCTGAAGGCTTACAGCCAAGATCAGGCAGAACGGTTTACATGCATCCAGATGATGTAAATAAAATGGCCGGTATGTACCAAAACTCAGAGTTGTCTACGGCTTTTAAGCCTACTTCATATGATAAAGAAACAAAAACAGGAAAAGTTGCGCTAACTCATGCTGAAGACTACGGCCCAAAAAAAGCTGGCTCTGTAATACATGAAGCGCATTTCACTACTAAACCAGCAGTCGGTTTAAACCCTGTAGAGATATACAGAAGTGAAAGTCCTAAAGGTGATTCTGGTAAAGGTATCCACTGGGGCAACAAGATAATTGAAATGGGCGGTGGCAGGGCAAGTGGCAGGGCAAGTAGCATGGGCGGCGCGGGTAGTTTGCTTCGTGAAATGAACCCGCAGAAGCTGTACAAAAAAGGCGGGGCGGTAAAAATGCCACAGGAATACACCGATGGTAATTGGAGACTGATATGAGCATCGAAAAAGGTTTGTACGCTGCCCCGATGGGCTTGGATCAGGCGATGGAGCCTGACTTGGAGATTGAGATTGAAGACCCGGAGGCCGTGCATATTAGCGGTGACGGATTTGAGATAGACATGGAGCCTCGTGAGATGACCGACGAGGACTTTGAGGCGAACCTCGCTGAGTTTATGTCTGACAACGAGCTGTCGTCCCTTGCGGGTGAGTTAATTGATGCGTACGAGGAAGACCTGTCGTCACGCAAAGACTGGATACAGACGTACGTTGACGGTCTTGATCTACTGGGGATGAAGCTTGAAGAGAGAACTGAACCTTGGGCAGGTGCTTGTGGTGTTACGCATCCCCTTTTATCTGAGGCGCTTGTTAAGTTCCAATCCGAGACGATCATGGAAACTTTTCCGGCG